TGTTGTAATTTGTAAAGTAGAATCTGCTCCTTGTTCATCAGTAAAGAATTCGTCATTTTCATTTTTTGGATCTGAAATTCTAAATACTGCTTTTCCATCAAGTACTACATCTTCAAATGATTCATTCTCTGCATAAATAAATTCATCCAGATTCATAAAAGTATAATATGCCTCTAATAGGTTTTTTATACCTTCTGAATTTTCTAGTATCTCTGATGGTATGAGTGAATCAATTCTTAATTTTTCTTTGCTCTTACGAGTAGTAGATGCAGTTAATTCAACATACCCAGGGGATGATACATCATTTGTCCAGTGAGAATCTCCAGCCATTATCTTAATCTCGATGGTGTGGTGTAATTAATTGTACCAGTAGAACCTGAAACCGAAATCGTGTCAACACTTGGAGTAATTTGAACTCTGAGTGGATCAATTGCAATTAACTGATCTCTTTTAGGTGCAAGATCCAATGAATTTGGTGTGATGGTAATACGGATTGGAGTTGTATCATATGAGGTAAAATTATTTAAGGTAACTGTGCCTTTATCTGGATCAATAAGTCCAGCATCATTAACCACCGTGACATTTACTCCATCAACAATTTTGTAAATAATTACTTGTCTGTTTACTGTACCAGCAAGTGGTATATCTCCAAAGTAGTGATCAATACTTGAAGAATACGCCAGTTTAAATTGAGTTGATGATAAAATAAAATCTGTACTAGCGCCACTCTTATAAAATGGTGAGGTAAATTTTAAGGTAAAGTTATTTGCACCTTCAGTTATAGAAGGCGTAATATTCATAAACATATAAGGACGTACAGTTGAGTTTTGTATTGCAGGATCCGAATTATCAATTAATGATGTTAATTGAGAGTGTCTGAATACACCATCAAACTTATTTAAGTTATTAAAATTATAATCTGAAATTGTATCTCTGACAACCGATGTTAATTCTACCGCAGTTCTATCTGTAAGATTGGGGTTATATTTAAAGAATACATCAAGTTCCAAATATGTATAGTTTGGATCCACAATTTCTGGAGTAATAGATACTACGTTCTTACCCTTTAATATAGTACCAGTTATTTCATCCTTTTCTGCCTGTGTTAAAGTTTCTGCAATAATAGGTTTGATAGAAATATATGCAGTACCATAGTCAGGTGGATCGTTATCTTCTCCGCCCCAACATGAAATGGATGAAATATTTGTAAATTCTCTTTGAATAATTGCTCTATAATCGTCAGAAGTAACTGCTCTATTCTGTGATGTAAATGTAAGAGGAGCATTAAATCTAATTGATTCGGAAGTTTCTTGTTCTGCACCACCTGCAGCTGCCGTTACGGTAGTGACGGATGAAGTACCAAATCCCCCAATAGAATCTGAAAGAGTAAATACATTTGCTCCATTTGATTCTGCACCCTCGGTATATACATAGTCCAAAGTAATAATATTATTGTTATTTGGTTTCTTACCTGTAACTCCATCTCCAAAATATATTTCAAAATAATTAGATGAATTTTCTTGTAAGTAATAAACCTGTGATGTAGAATTCACATTTAATAGTGTTTCAAATCTTGTATAAATGTCAAATGAGGACGATTCTTCGTTTTCTTGCACACGAACTCTAAGTGTACTCGTATCTGCATCTTCATCAGATAATTGAAATTTTTGATTTTCTATATCATTATCAACTCTATACCTTAATGACTTATAATACCCCTGTGCAATATCCACATTATTAAATGAATATGTTTTTGTAGGTGGGTTTGTTGTAGTATCAACAATAAGTGTTGCAGTTTGTGTTTGTAGTGTTACGTATTGATATTGTTCTTGTGCAACAGAAGTACTTAATTTAGTGCCTCTATTCATTGTAAGAGTATTAGGTAAAGTACCAACTTCGGTTGTAACATCAATAACAACATTTACTTTTGCTCTAGGTGCAAGTACCGAACGTGGTACATAACCTAAAAGTTTTGCTCTTGTAACTACATTACCACGAATTTGTGCTGAGTCCAAGAATGCCTCGTTTAAAGAAAAGTGAGCAGCAACGGCATTATAGTGAGTATTATATGCTAATACATCGAGAAGGGTACTTAAACCAGAACCTTCAAAATCATAACCGTTAAACTCTGATTGAGTTTTTAAATAATTTTTTAGATTCTGTTTAATCTGATCAAAATCTAGCTCTGTTACATTTAAATTACTCGCCATATTTTACCTTAACCTTCTTAACACGATTTCAACATCTTGTCTAGTGTCGTGTTCTTTAATTTTAAAATTTACCGTAATACGATATGCATTTTGGTCATCCATGTATAATACACGAATATTTTTAACCTGTACTCTCTGTTCGTATTTTCTTATTACCCTTCTAATATTTTCTTTTATAGAAATTTCAGTAATTGCATCTGCAGGTTCAAAGAGTAGAGCTCTTAAATTTGCACCCTTATCTTTACTAAAAGGTCTTTCATAAAAATTTGAGATAAGCAAATTCTTTACAGCATTTTTAATTGCATTATCATCCTTTAGAGGCATAATATCCTTTCTAATAGGATGTAGTTTTAAAGACAAGTCTAAATCTCTCCACCCCTTAACACGAGAAGTGATTTTTGCCTTAGTCAAATCACCGATAATACTTTTATCGGATAATATCTTTGTTGAACCTGTAGTTGCCATATAACTATTTATACACTTTTATTCAAGGATTATAAGAACCTGGTCGCCTTCTTTTGTAGAATTATCAAGTCGAAGTATAGTATTTATTACTGTCCAATGTACTGTCTTGCTGTAAGGTTCTTCGACTATTGTATGTTGTGCAACTCCATTGACAGTAACGAGAGTCGGAGTACCACCTGGGAATACAAAATCTGTTTGACCTTCGGACGCTGTATATTCATGTATATCCGGACTGTCTGGATCTCCAATCATCACAGTTGTTACAGGAGATAAACTCGGAAGTGAGGTTGCAGTTGCACCTATAACACCAGTAATAATTTGTTCAGTATTGAGTGTAATACTACTCGGTAAACCAATTAATTTTAAGAAATCACAGAACGTAAATGTAATCCATTCTATAAGAGCGCCAAGTCCAATAGCCTTAAAGAATTTTTGTACTAATTGCATCCATTCTTGTATAAGATATTTAGGCCATTCTTCCCCAAAGTTTTTCAGTCTTCGTTTAAACCTATCCATCTTTCTTTCCATACTCTCAACAAAGTCATTAGGTTCTCCACCCAATAAATCCATAAGAGAATAACCTACAATAGAAATAGACTCCAACTGAGCAATTGCTTGTTTCCTTAATTCATCTTTTAGGTCGTCCGGTGCAGACTTTATTTGTTCCTCGATTGAGGCTATTTTTCCTTCTATTATACTCTGGACATTTAAATTTGTCAACCCTGGGAGAGAAGGTAAACCAAGTGCGTCCCATATTTCATCAAACTTATCTATTAAACCACCAAATGCTCCGTGGAGAATTGCCAATGCACCTTTATTTAATTGTGTCATTACATATTCCCATACTGCCTCTGCTTTCATATCTGCAGATTCTAATCCATAAGTACCATCAAATGATTTATAAATATCTGGTAACATGGGATAGAATGTCTCTACTTCATCCACAAATTGTTGTTTAATAGTACCTTTATATGCAGGGTCAGAGAATAATTTTACAACATCTACTGATATTCCAAAAGGTGGTACGGGTACAGCAAAAGAAATAGGTAATACACTATTAATTATTTCCATAAATTTGGTTTGAATAAAAAGATGATATTCTTCTATCATCGCATTAATTCTTTTTTCCCATTCCACTTCTGGTATTTCTAGTGTACCAAATACTGGCCTAGAAATAGAGACAGGAAAATTACCCAAGACAGATTCAATATCGTCTAAAATATCTCTAACTTTTTGTGCTTCTTCGGGAAGTCCTGCCAATTCTAAAGTTGCAATAGAATTTGTAATCTGATTAAATATATTAGTCAGATCAGCAGGTTTTGGTAATAAACTTCCCTCGCATGGTATTGTAATAGTTGTACTTGTCATTACGCATTTAATTTAATATTAGAGGCAACGATAGTAATAGTACCATCTGCATTCATTGTAATCCTTGAATTGGATTTATGTTTAATATTAATTCTCTCTCCGCCATCACTATTATCAATTTCTATTAAGTGTCCTGATTTGGATTTATATACTTTATTATCAACTGATGCATCAGATGGTAAATC